ATCAATTAAACTAACCTCACTTTTAAATATTTCTCTTTTAAAAGGTATTACTTGAGCAAGGGGCGTTCCTTTTGGAATTAAAAATTCACCATCGCCTCCTGTCCATACAAACGGAAAATTTATATTATTGTAATAAGTGTCAGTATCAACAACACCATCAAAAAGTTTAAACCTTTTTTCCATTCTATTAAGGGGTGACATAAAATAACAACTATAACCTTTCGGAGTTTGTATTACCCAAGGATTATGAAACTTTAATGGTATGGTTCCAAAAGGCATATCTTGTAGCGGATACCCTTCTACCTGATCAATGTTATGTGGAGACATTCCAGAAGATAATTCTTTTTCTGCAAATTCAAATTCAATATTATCGTTTTCTGCTTTAACAAAAACATCACAAAAAAATGGTATAATATATCCTTGATTGCAAGCTTCTAAAAATGGAACACATTTCTTTACAGAGCCACTTTCTGGATGTCTAGTAAGTGAAGGCGGTAAATTTTTAAACCAGTCTGGTAATGCCTTACTTGCTACGAAAGGATGAGGATAAGCATCAAGTATTTCTTGAGGGGCTTGAAATTTTATTATATTTTTATTTTTTATTTTCATATTAAGTTTTCATCCAATTTACAGGCATTTTTTTTGCACCCATTTTATAAATACCATGTTTAAGGAAAAAATTAGGATAGTTTGTCATATACTTATAATATAAATCAGTGTCATAAGTGTGCTTCAATTTTACTCTTCTATCTGAAATAGGAAAAATATTTAATAGCGGCTCTCCAAAATTCCATGAAATATTTCTATGCTCACCTTTAGGAACATACATGAAAATGTTAAGTGCTTGTTGATATTTAAATTGCACAATACCTGATGGAATTTGGAAATCTAAAAAGTTAAAGGGCGTCTGACAAACAACAAATTGCACATCTTCTTTACACCTTATAAAAACTGGTGAAGTAATTTTAAAAATACTCATATTTTTTGATTTACAAAAATCTGGCGCATGTTTTGTATGAAGATCTAATTTTACTTGATCATCTACAACAGTAGAAAATCTAAGTTCATCTGGCGTTAATGTAACCTCCATGTCAGTCCACGATTTTAAGGTTAAACTTTTTTTTTGGGTTTCTATCATGCCGTAACAGCTAGTGAAGTCTGGTCTATTATGTTTAGTAGGCCGCATACAATCCTTTTTATCTTTCCCAGTATGACAGAGAAGGTCTACACCATATAGATATTCTGGCATGATTACTTCCAATCTTATCGGCCTTTTTATAATGCTTAACATTAAGATTTCATAATAAACGCCAAAGTAAAGAATACTGGTGTAGTTGTTAGCGCCGAACCGCTTCCAGTTGCTCCAGTGTTACCTGATATGTTGTGCGTGTGATTTCCAGAGTTACCAGTATTTCCACTAAAACTGTGACTATGGTTTCCAGTGTTGCTTGTATTGAAGTTGTGACTGTGGTTTCCAGTGTTATTTGTTTGTTGGTTGTTAGTTAGTCCTCTTGCGCTTTTGTTATTAAAAATCCAAGTTTCAATATGATAATAACTACCAAAATTGTTGCTATTGTTTTTATATAAATTATGACCATGACCACCAGTATTAGAAGTGCTTCCACTATGAGAGTGAGCGCCAGTGTTGCTAGTGTTTCCGCTGAAGCTATGAGAGTGATCACCGCCAGCCGCCGCCGCCAAATTGCCACTGTCATGCGTGTGACTTGGCAAGTTTCCTTCTGCTAGCGTAACAGTGTTCGATCCACCAGTGCTATTTGTATTAGTTGAACCCTCACGCCCTATAATAAATTTTTCTGTTAAATCTGGCGTACTGTTATTTCCATCGCATAAGTGCCAGCCTGACGGAATATTTCCATTTGTTCCTGACCACATTGCAATTAAACCTGACGGAATAGAAACAATACCTGTCAGCGCAGAACCGTCACCAGTTAAAGCTGTAGCCGCCAAAGTACCTGTTACTGTCGCACCTGTCGCTGATGCAGCAACTTTTGTAACGCCAGCGTGTTGCAATTCATTAAAGTCAGTATTGATGGCTGTCACTGATACTGTAGCAGTACCAGTTAAAGAAATAGCATTATCGCTGTTGCTACTTTCGCTGGGCGTTCTTGTAAGTGACGTTCCACTACTACTATACGTTCCAGTGCCTATCTCAAAATTAGCACCTTCCTCAATTACATATTGGACAACATCACTGTTACTTACCCCAGCGTCTGCAAAGCTTTGAAAGCCTACAGAAGCACTACCTAATGTAACCGTACCAGTTCCAGTAGTGCTAGTCGTCATTTTGGCTCTGTTAAAAAGTTTCGCCATGACGATCTCCTATTATGTAAGTGTTAAGATACCGTTAGTTCCAATATCTACTGTGAAAGTATCACCATCATTTAGCGTAAGTGATGATCCGTAATCATAATAACCTATCAATGGATCTGCTGGTGACGTCACTGTGTCATCATAGATAATCACATATCTAAAAGCTGCCACTGCACCACCTGATGCTGTCAAAACTAAGTCACTAGCTGATAGCTTATAAGTGCCAGAAGTTTGTGTGCTTGTGACACTTGCTAATGTTCGTGACGATAGATTGGTGTAAGAAATCTCTGTAATATTTCCTAAAATACCATTTCCATCGGCCGCTGCGTTTGTTCCAGCCGTAGGATCTGTGTTAGAAAGAGCCACTTTTAAAGTATCTCCATCTAGGTCCATTGTGTTAGCCAGATTGACCACAAAGTCATTTACTTTAGTAAAACTTGCCATTTAGTAACTCCTAATTTTAATTCTACGCCCAGAACCTGACGATCTAGCACGTTCTCCTTCAAAATTTATAGCAGAAATCGCTGCTTGATACAATGATCCCCACACTTGCACTCTACTATCTTCCTGTAAATATGGTGCTGAATGCAACAAACTACCATATAAAATAACATCAGGAAAATATTCTAAAACCCAATTTGATTGCAATGAAGCACTCAAATGAGGGATTGTTTCATAATATACTAGTTCAACTGTGTAATCTGTATCAGGATTAGGAAATACTTCAAATGCACCATCAACAACTGCGTAAAATTGTGGGCGTCCAATTGTGTTTGAATTATCTTGCCTTAGTTTAGATATTTCGAATGGGCCTACCAATTCTAAAGTATAAGACCTGTCGGCTGGTATGGTAATTCTTACGGGTTCAATAAAATTAAGAGGTAAAGCAGTATATTGGCTATCGACTGTAGCTACGGCTCTATCTTCCATTCTCCAATGCCTTGCATCACGATTGATTTGAGTTTCAGCCATTGTAATAAAATCAGGTATCTGTGTAGTTAGATCGTCACGATTTAAAGTATCTGCTATTGAAGCTTTCAGTTCATCGTAAGTTGTAAGAGCCATTTATTCGTCCCCTTGCATCGCTTGCTGTGAAACCATCAGAGCAACTACCCATGTCGGGGCGTTCATCTTTTTGGCTTGCTTAATCAATTCATTGGTTACTTTACCCTCTGATAACACTTTTTGAGCAAACTGATAAGCCCTATCGCGCCCTTGAGTTTTTTCGACGTCAAGAAATGTATTAACTGTATCTACATCTATCTGCTCTATTGTTTGTTGGGCTGCTTTAGGAGACATTTCAAGTTGTTTATAAACTGCGCTATCCATCATTAAACCACCGCGTTTACCACCTGAAGCCAACCTTTGATTTTCAGACATATTTCGAAATAATAAATTAGCTGGTACACCCATGCTTTCGTTAAGATAAGTATCAGCTTCCCCAACTTTATCGTACACCGCTTGATATGTTGTACTCATTTCTGGTGTGGTTTCGAAAACACCTTTTTCTACATCAGGGGTAAATCCACGATACCCAACCGTACCCCAATCCATACCATATTGTTTTAAATCAGCCACCGCCAACCTTGCATCTGAAGGTTTGGGTAAACCTTTATTGTAAGCCCACGCCTTGTCCAAGCTTTTAATAAATTCTGCACGTAAAGTTCCTGAAGGTAAGAAATTTAAATACTCTGTCATGGCTTTTGGATCTGCGACATCAGGAAAATCTTTGTAAGGATATATTGTTTTGCCACCGATTTGTGCGCTCATATTTCTTATTTTATCATTTAAAAATTTATAATCTTTTGGATCGATTTTATTATGCATTTGTGTAAACATTTGACCATAAACATCACCAGTATGCATGGCAAAATCAGATGATTTCTCACCCATCAAAACACTCATAACGTAAGGATCTCCACCAGCATCCAAAATACGTTCAGCTTCATTTAATTTTGAGCTTGTTGGACCTTTGTCTCCCGCATAACCTTGTCCTTTTATATCTGAAAATTCAAAACCCGCATAACTTCTTACAGGTTTATCAAATTTTAAATCGTTTACGGATATTACGTCCTGTCTCCCAGTTTGATCACCAACGATAGATAAAACTGTTTTGCCTTGCAGATTATCGATACCCTCTCTTACAGTTGGAGCCACACCTTCTCCTGTTTTTTCAACAACACTTTTGTGCTGAGACAAAGCAATAGGTTTTTGGCTTTCTATGTTAGCTGTGTTTGACATCGGAATTTGTGGAGTGTCCGTTGTAAACCCTTTGGCTGTTGAAACATTTCTAAGTTCTTCTAGAATTTTTTCACCGTCCCTAGTTTCTATTCTTGGTTTTATCCTAACATTTCCAAGATTGCTACCAACTGTGCTTGGATCAAACTCCAAACGATTAGCTACATCGAACAGCGACTTAGCACCTGACGAAATGCCTCTAGCAGCCAAGTCACCAGCATACGGCACAGCACCAACCGCTGTAGCTAAACCCAACGCACCAGCTAATGGATAGTTTGGATTTTCACTTGTAAGCTCTTGAGCAACGTCAGACACACCAGCCACATCACCAACTAATGGAAGAAAGTCACCGTAGTCTTGCAGAAACTGAACACTTGACGGGGTAGATGTTCTATTCCCGTACACATTTTGAAAGTTAGAAGGTATTTCGTTTTGACTTAACGCCCTGCGATAAGATCCGTCATTCTCAAACAGACCACCAACAAAGTTACCAAGTTCTTCCCGACGTTCTCTGGCTGGCAATGTCAAAAATTCTAAGAAGTTCATGCTAACAATTCCACGCTTTACGTGACCAGTAGTTTGCTGAGAGCTTGCTACTCTTACCTTTTATTCCACCACTTCTAGCACAATATGATTTCTTTGCTTTAGGCTGGTCCTTTTTGATACTCATGTTTGGATCACCAAAATTTACTTTTTTAACTGTATTACCTTCGACTGCTAACACTTCAAACTTTTTAGGGCCACCCCTTCTAGGAGTATTTATCTTTTTAAATCCATGACGCTTTTTTGCAGACGCAATCTTTTCGGCCCTAGACTTTCCCATTACTTCATTAGACCCACACGCTTGTATCGCTTACGCTTGCCTTGATCGACGCCACCTAAAAAATCTATCAGGTTAGCCATTGCACTAACAGTACCACCACCCATTTTAGGACCGCCAGAGAATTGTGGACCACCGCCATCTGTCATATCTGTAGCATCACGATAGCCAATGTCAGCACGATCTACCATAAAATTACCTTCCACATCACGCTCTCTAGCCATACCCATCGGACGAACTTTGGCTACGTTCAACGCATTTGATAGAGGTCCACCAGCAAAGAAAGTATCTGTGGTATTCATCCCGCCACCGTTAAAAGCATCTTCCATAAAACTAATATAACGACCCTCATTATTGTAGTAACCATAATTACCGTCATTATTAAATTTAGCTTGGGCCATAGCTAATTCTTCAGAACCCTCATTAGTATTGGGATTAATATCAGGACGCCCGCCTTTACCACCACCACCACTTCTGGATACTGGCTGTGCAGCGGATGCCCCAATGTTACGACCACGATTAAATCTTTCGTTAAAATCGTTTTCTTCTTCTTCAGTCATTTTAACGACTTGACCATCTTTAATATAGGAGGCCATTACTTTTTCTTGCCGCCTTTTTTCTTACCTTTACCGTACATTAGGATCTCCTTCCTATTTTTTTCTTAGCTGTATCACTCAACTCACCAAAATGATATAGCCGTTTGCTAGTTTTGCCGTGAGTTTTTCCACTGTGAAGCTGACCATTTGGCATTTTGTGCATTCCACCTTTATGCTCAGTTCCATCTCTAAAATAATGTTTTACACTTTTAGCCACTATTTTTTCCTTTTCGACTTCCAACTTATTCTTGCTTTACCAGTTTTTTTCTTAGCCATCTTTTTAGCTAATGCTGATTTAGCTTCGCTGGCTGGCCTACAAGCTGGATAGGATCTACGTTTATCTTTCTTGCCACTTCGACCACATTTCTTACCTGTCTTAACATCGCGCCAATCCTCTTTAAACCACTTGGTCAATCCACCTGTTGGCTTACTAGGCATAAGTACCGCCACGTTTTTTGTATTCACGAACTAACCAAGCAGAGCCATAAGCACTAGGCCACGACTTAAATTTCTTTTTACCTTCTGCTTTTACCCTTGCATAGAGGGCAGCATTCTTTGGTTTAGGATTACTTGTTTTCTTAGAATTTCTGGTAGCCACGCAAACAACTCCGACTAATTGATGTCAGCTTAACATATTATGCAATCCCGCGCAAATTCCTTCTGATGGGTTCACCCCAATCTTGCACTGGGTTGTATCCAATAGCCATGTAACGCCAAGCATCGGCCCCGTGTGAAGTCCAATCGTGAAGTGGTCTAGCTCTCCAAGCCTTGTTCTTTTCATCGAAGTCCCGCCTGTATTGTCTAAGAGTTTCAACTCCCCGCGCACACTTTTCTTCGTCAAACCAACATCGCGCCAGCATTGATCTAGCTGCCTGTATTCCATCTTCTATTTGCAGCTTGGGAGCTATAGAAACATTTCTAATTCCTAACGCATCTAATGTTTCAAGTCGGCTCTTACCTGTCCCCAGTTCTCTTACTCTGGCGTCGTGTGGCAAAATATGTTCTTCGTAATGATAATTTTTATCGATCAATACTTTAGCATAATGGTCTAATCCAACCCCGCTGTTTTCGTAATAGTCGATCACCCGTATTTCTCCAGCCCCGTGAAACTGGCAAAACCATATCGATGTACTGTCAGAAATTCCTAGATCCCAACTTGTTATTACAGACATACTTGGATCATATGGGACGCTGGTGATCCTTCCATCATCCGTTGCCTTTTTCATTTCTACCCCGTAGTAAGCCCCCTCTATAGCTGCTTCGAAGGAACACTCAAACTCCTGAAGGTATCTGTTCTCACCCATTGTTTCTTTTGCATCGGCTAATTCTTCAGGGTCTAAGATATTTGTTTCTGATGCTTTGAACATCGCACTGAACCATGTTGGATCTGTCTTGGCGTGTTGCCACATTTCCCAGAACTCATTTTTTCCTTTGGGCGTTCCAATAATGCAGATCTTACCTTTACGATCTACTGTGGCTGGCCTGATAACATTAGGATAGGCAGATGCTGGGAAGTCAGCGTATTCATCGATGCAAACGTAATCGAAGTACAGCCCCCGTATTGCGTTGTAGTTATCACCCCCAAACAATCTAAACCTAGAACCATTATCAAAGTCTATTCGAAGTTCGCTGTGATTAACTTTAATGTTTGGAATATCCCGCGTGTATTGCAACACGTAGTCCCACGCTACAGCTTTCGCTTGGCTTAAATATGGAGCTATGTATCCTACCCTGACATTCTCACGATCAAGCTCTAAACATTCTTTAATCAGATCATTGATCACAGCTACGGTTTTACCGAACCTTCGATGCGCCACGATAATAGCAAACCTTTCAGTTCGATCATGGAATGCATCCATTAGTTCACGCGGTTCGTAATCAAGCTCTATGTCGTGGAAGATTACTTCTTGGTCTTTCGCCATTGAACCCTCACAACGTGCTGTAGCTCCCCTTCCAGATCTGCTTTGACCTGAAGTGGTAGAACCTTACCCATTAAACTTAAATACGCGCTGGGGTTTTCCTTGGCCTGTTCTTCAAGATAAGAAATCAATCCTTCCTTACCAAACTTGTCCCCCGCCCTTGTAGCTGCCTCTAGGATTGCATCCTTTAACAATCTACTATTTTTGTTAGTGGCCCCCTTTGGTCTGCCCTTGCCAGCCGCTGGTGGTTTTCCACTATTTTTCACTATTTTAGTGCTTTGTTCTTTTTCTGTTCCCATAGTACCGTCCAATCTGGGTGCGTCTATTATTCAAATATAACTTAGAACTATTCTAAAAAAAACCCCCCTAGCTGAAATGTGAGAAAGGAACGCTAGGAGGGCCAGTTAACAGGCAGTATAACAGGGAGGGTGTTACGACCACCTCACCTGATACTATCATATGCAATCAGACTTTTCTATGCAGCATGGCTTCACGATATGGATCAAGATCGTATTCATCAACCATGCCCTTTCGCAAAAGGATGTCAGATTGCTTTCCAACGATATAACTTTCACACACCGCCTGTCCAGCTTTAATCCTAGCCGCATTAATTTTGTAAGGATCTGGGACATACTTATCATCACCTGTTAGATCTCTAAACTCTGGACGCCTTGGTGCAATCTTTTTAGCAGCCGTACTTAAATCTTTTTTAGTAGGCCAACTTCTTGTCTCCAAGTTATCAAATACCGCATCACTAAAATCTTTCCACCAGTCAACGTAGCCGCGTGTGGGTGCTAGTTTAGTTATCGCATCACAAAGGAACTCAGCCTCTTCTTTCATCAATTCTGGGTTACCTGACACGGCCCGTGGAGCATTTAGCCGCCCCAACATCTTTAGCATTAATTGTTTTAACTCTTCATTCCTAGACATTTGCTATTCCTTCCCTGTTAACAAACATTTCGTTTAGAACTTGATGTTGCAAGTTTTCTTTTGACACTTCAATCTCATCATTCCATCGTTCTTGATTAAGCCAAGTGGCTGCGTGTGGAACAAACTTTTGATCCTTACCCTTACACACTGATGCAAAGAGATCTACTTTTCTTAGAAGTTCATCACCTTCAATTTTTGTTAAAGCTTTAGCAATAGATTTTTCTGCTTGAGCCTTGCCAACCTTCCTTGGATAGCGTGACCAAAACTCTTTAAAATAATCTATAACCTCATCAATTGATCTAACTATTACTACTTCATTACTTCCAAGGTTACTACTTACAAGGTTAGGGTCGTGTTTTGCAACTAGGGGTGGTTGCGTTTTACCACTAGGGCTAGTTGTATTTTGCGACTTGGGTTCAGCTAAGTTTAGAATGTAAGTATTTGAGGTAAATCCCCCGTCACTTCTCTTCTCTTTTACCTTACGAATAAATCCATGAACCATCAAAAAATCGATGTGTCTAATAACAGAAGTCTTATCCATTTCGCAACACTCAGCCAATCTGGTAAGGCTGGGGAAGCACTTATTAGTTTCACCGTTATGGTGATCTGCTAACCAATAAAGGACTATTTTAGTGGCTGGCTTTAACCCCTGTTGTTTCATGGCTAAAGCTGTCATATAGTGGGACATGAGAATACTCCTTACATTGTTCTCACTTTTTATCTCTTTAAACTTAAACCCCTAGTTCACGCTGGGGGTTTTTTTATTCACTATCCATTAAATAATCGGATAACCTTTCTACCGTATCATAACTGACGTTGCCCGTGTTGTCACGGACGCGATAGAAAGTATGGCGGGATAATCCCGTGGCATCGCATACCTTAGACGCCTGTCGATCTTGTATGGCTCTTCGCACATACTTTAAATTGTACATCATTCCAGCATTAAGCATATTAATCTCCATTTTTTTTCGCTGCTAGGGTTGTATATAGGATACAGATAATATATATGCAAGAGACATCAAGTATTAGGAGTGAGAAAAGTGAATAATAAATTTAATCTGAAAATGCAGTTAGTAATAAGGACTGCACTTTTTAATGTAATGACTGAAAGAAACATTATGCCTTTGGACAGTCATAAAATTCATAACGCAATCGTTGATGCTATGGAAAATCATAATAAGGATCAGGATGCAGACATGCATTTTTTTAATAAGAACAAGAATAAAGTATCTGGAAAGGAGATTGCGTAATGGCTAATAAGAAAACATCAGTGTGGGAGACACTATCGACAATCAATGTTTCTGAACGTGTCGAAAAGAAATATTTTAAAAACAAAAAAACTGGCAGAGAATATGGTCTGTCATATTTGTCGTGGGCTTGGGCTTGGGCCGAAGTTAAAAAGCGGTATCCAACTGCATCATATGAAATACACGACGATATATTTTTTCCTGACAATACTGTCGAAACCAGAGTAAGCGTCACCATTGAGGATCAGACCCACATGATGTGGCTACCCGTAATGGACTTTAAGAACGACGCCAAAGTTAACCCTACATCACGGGAAGTAAGTGACACCCGAATGCGTTGCCTGACTAAAGCTATCGCAATGCACGGGATGGGTCACTACATCTACGCGGGTGAAGAGCTACCCGAAGGTCAATTAACCGAAGAAGAAGCTAAGACTAACGATCCAAACTTAAACATGAGCCATGAAGAAAAGGCTGAAGCTTGGCTGGAGTTCTTTTACAACGATACAGTAGATGCAACTAAGTTTGCAGAGAACGATAAAAAATTTCAACGGTGGTTCACAAGGGCTGATGAACTAACCCAAGCGTTACGTGAACGCATCAATGAAGCCTATCTAACTAAAAAAACGGAGTTAATGTTATGAAAGCTATTAGTATCGCAGGGCGTACAACCAAGAACTGTGAAGTTCAAACGTACGAAGGAAGGGAGTTTATTACCTTTTCTGTCGCGGTTGAAACGTATCAAAAAAAACAAAAGGGAGTAATGTTCTTTGAGTGTACTTACTACCGTACGGGTCTAGCCCCCCATATGCCCAAAGGAACCCCTGTAGCTGTGTCTGGGGAGTTTGTTGCTGACGAATACAATGGAAAGACGTACCTGAAAGTTCGCGCATCAGAGGTCACCCTGTTGGGTTCTGCAAGGAAAGAAGAAACAGCGTCAAATCCTGAACCAGCCCCGCCACAGCATGAGAATACAACGTCCCAAGACATGGACGATGAAATACCTTTCTGATGGCTATCAATTTGCAAATGGAACTAAGTGATGGGCAGCTACAGCCCGTCACACGTTACGACGCTGAACGCATGGAAGAATATGCAAACGGTCAACTGTTTAATATTAAAGCAGCCGCTAAGAGATCGAACCCTCACCATAACCTGTACTGGTCCACGCTTCGAAATGTGGCCCGTGATACAGGCAAGTGGCCCACAGAGCATCACCTACATGATGAACTAAAGATTGCTTGTGGCTACGTGCGTATCAAATTGTCGGGACTTAACGGGGAGCTAGTCAACATTCCTGACAGTATCCGTTTTGATAAAATGACCCAGAATGAATTTACGAAATACTTTGATCTTGCCATGCAGAAACTTGCAGAAGGAATTGGTTATGACCCTTTACGTGAATAAGAGTGATCAGGAACATGAGCATCGGGTATTAAATTTTTTAGAAAAGCGTTGGAAGTGTGACAGTGTCAGATCCTTAGAAAAGAAAGCAAGCTTCGATGGGTTCCTACATCGGGATGGTAAGCCCACAGCCCTAGTAGAAATACGTCGATTGAATTGCTACTCCAACAGTTATCCAGACGCTATGATTAGCTACACCAAAATTCAAAACTGGCAGACGCTGTATCCTGTTTTAAATTTGCCGTGCTTGTTTGTCGTTAATTGGCTGGATCAAGTTCGATACGCCAACATCGAAGATATAGTTTCGCACAGAGACATTCGGGTTAGCCCAATAAGTAAAAATAGACGTAACCCAGAAGAGGACAGGGAGATTGTTTTTTATTACCCAGTTCAAAAATTTAAATTGATCGCAATTGATTTAGAAGCAGAAATCATGCACGATCCAAACAAGGTAGATAAATATGACCCATAAGTTCAAATATACCGACGAACAAATTATGATAAGGGCTATGCCTTGCCCTAAGTGTTTTGCTAAACCTAGAGAGTTATGCAAAAGAAAACCAAAAGCAAATGGTATGGTTAGAAACCACGAAGAACGAATGTTTTTATTTCACGATCACGTTATGGAATGTTCTTATGGTGCTATGTATTTTCAAACACACTCCGTTCCTACTACAAAGAAAGCTTCTGATGAGTTAGACGAATTTGAAAGTTTACTTGAACCATATGAGTAATCTAACAAACAGACCACCTTTAGGACTTAAAAAACCAAAAGATAAAAAAGATGCAAAATTTTTACAGAAAATCCGTGAATTACCATGCTGCGTTTGCAAACGGTTTGGGCTGGTTCAACGATCCCCAACTACAGCGCATCACCCGATACACGACAGGTTCTCAGCAAGAAAAGTTTCAGACCGACTTGCTATCCCGCTTTGCGACGATCACCACCAACAGCTTTGGGGAACCGACAAATCTAAACTGGCGATACACAGAAGTCCTTTGAAATGGCGTGAAGCTTACGGCCCCGACTATTCTTATTCTTTTTCATCCGTCCAAGAAACCGACACGTAAAGGGCTGGGCCGCGCTCTGGGTGACAGTAACGTTTCTGTGCCTTGATGGACACAATTTGCTTATCATCAGCATATACGGTGTGTATAAGCCCGTCTGCAACGCATTTGACGATGTTATCTAAGTCAGGGGTGGATGTGTGAGAGATAACCCCATATTCAGCTTCTAATCGTTTTACTTTGGGCCACGACTTGGGGATCTCCATGAATGCTACAATCTCCAGCACCACGGGCCGTTTTGTTTGATCGACATTCTGCTTAACCATCTGACCCCAAGCAGCCGCGTGTAAACGACGTTCATAATCTCTGGTCTTGTTTGGGGTGTAAATGTGACCCGCTTTAGTGAACCGTGGACGCCCTTTACCAACAGGCTGACCCGACAATTCAATCTCTACTTTTGTTAGTTCGATCACACGATCTCCTTAGATTTGTGTAAAAACTGCACCCAGTCGTTACATTTTTTTTCACTATTTACAATTTTTTTTGCATGACCCCCTTGTATGTCTGATAAAAATAACTATATGTATATTATAAGAGACAAAAAGGAAGTTTTTAAAATGGAAATTAAAATTCACAGCGACATGATCTGGTTAAAAGATAACTCAAAAGCACACGAATATGAAGTTGAGGTTTGGACAGATCAAGGGGACACAGTTTTTGTTGGAGTAGATGCTACCAACAGAACCCAAGCAGTTTCTTTTGTAAGAAAGTTTGCTTTTAAGTGGATAGCTGGAACTGGTCACGTAACTGCATCATGTAACATGACTGCATAATCAACAGGGGGGCCTAGTCCCCCCAGAAAGGAGATCTCAAATGAGATTATATACTAATAAATCTGGGGCATGGTTTGGGACACAAGCTGACGCCCGTCGTAGTTCACCCAGAAACTGGGTTGAGGTTGATGTGCCTACATCTAAACAGGATCTCATCAACTGGTTGAATGCCAATCAAGTGGGCGGTGGTTATGACCAGCCCGTGAGCAATGAGCCAGCCATTGAGACTGAGCCATCACATGAAAAGCTTAATAAGCTGTCAGCAAGCTGGGTGTCATGGGCCTTAGATACTCTCATCAGAGGGGACAGGGCTGAAGCAATCGATATGCTCAAGCTTGGACTAAAAGCACAGAGGGGTGTGGGTCAATGACCCGCGCTCAAATCATCGGGGCCATCGGTAACCCTCACCTACAATTGTACAGGGGGGACGGATACTTCTATTTCGTTTACGACGATGGCAAGGATCGATGGGAAGATCAGTCCGTGTACGTCTACAGATTAAATCATCTGTCATATGATCGATGGGTTGATGAGGGAAAAAGTTTTTTAAAAAAAGTTCTATCTGATACTTGAATGTCTGATAAAAGTACCTATATGTATATTATAGGAAACAGAAAGGAAATTTTGAAATGGGTTTAATAGTTCACATTTACAGAGACACTGGCATGGATTGCACAATGGACGGTATCTCAAAATTATTCGATTACTTAACAGTCGTAAATGTTGAGGGGCCATTTGAGCCAGAAGAAAAACGTCCAGCCGTTATGATCGTAGATGACAAGCCTTGTGGCAGACCATACCCCAAGCTAGTGCCAGCCACATGGAATGATGTGAAAGGTGAATGGGTTCGAAGTGAGGGCTGGTATATGGCTGGCGGTAACTATGGGGCAACCTCAGACAGTCGATTTAAAGCTGAAGGTATGGTCCACGATATTCTACCTATTCACGATAGAATTGAAAATTAATATCACGGGGGCTTCGGCCCCTACCCACCCAGCAAATTAGAGAAAGGATTTGCTTATGAAAAACTTAAACATCAAACCAGTGCTTCACGTAAAAGGCGATAAGAACCGATACTGTGGCCCATCAGCAATTAGTGCTATCACTGGTATGAATACTGGCGAAGCTGCACGGATGATCCGTCACGTTGGTGGACGCAAGTCAGTCAAAGGATCTTTCGATTGGGAAGTCCGTGAAGTTCTGGAGCGTTGCGGCATCAGAAGCGTCCGTGAAAATTTTGGTCTTAAACTTGGCAGATCAAAAGGACCAACACTAGCAGCTTGGCTTCGACACACTGTGAAGGAGCGCACAGCTAAACGTGTATTCCTGATCGTGGCTGGCTGGCACTACCAGTTAGTTCAAGGGCGTCGCATTGTGTGCGGGATACTTGGGGAGCCGAAATCGATCCGTGACAAAAAGGTTAAGCGTCGCGCCCGTGTAGCTGAAGTGTTTGAGCTTCACAGCATGGGTAAGATCTGCAAGCCACCTGAAGCTATAAAACCCAAGCGTCCAGTTAACTCTGATTACAGTACAGCCCAGCGCATGGCTAAAGCTATGAACATCGACATCGACATCGATAAACTTAGCAATGGCGAAAGCCAAAAGTGGATTGGCGGTTACGACGATGTGGACGAAAACGGTGAGGACATCGACTTCACTGAGATTGGAGTGATTGAATACCATTGCTGTTATGATTGGTGGGAAGTCTGCGACACCCTTAATTCAATAGCCGAATACAGAAAGGAGCATGGCTACAATAGAGCAGTAACTATCCCCGCTTAATTGCGGGGGTAACCCTCCCTGAAAAAAAATAAAATAATTTTCTTGACAACCCTTGCAATGTATTACGAAAGCACCTATATGTATTATAGGTTAAAGAGAAAGGAACCTAAAATGTTAGATCAAATTAATAATGCATTCGCAGAATTAGATGAAAAAATGCACGTTGCTGCTATTGAATTTACAAAAGAAAAGAAAGCAAACTTTCAAAAAGAGTATATGAAAAAGCAAAACGAATACCGTGATTTAATTTCTAAAGGAGAAATGAAAGGGGACCGTATTTATGGAGCTATGTTTTATTGGACTGTGAACTATTACGGCTCTAAAGCAATGATGAATTTAATTGATGGACATGGTTTACAAGATGCTTTGGAAAATGTTGAAAAAAATGTCCAAGCAAAAATTGACCGACGTAATGCACAGATCATAAGGGCATTGAGAAAAAAAGAAGTTAATGAAATTCCAGAGTTTAAATTAGTTGAATATTCAAACGGTGTGGAAGGTTTCTTCGACGTAGCTGGTCACAAAGTACACATCAGAACAATCTTAGCTGGCGGTTACAATATTCAATGCCTACACGCCAGAACTTTAATCAACATCAAGTAATTAATAGGGGGCTTCGGCCCCCAGAAAGGACTTTCTCATGGCAACTTTTTCTTCTGACGCAATGTTGGATTTCATGATTGAGGGTAACGTGGTTTCCCTTTTGGAAATGATGTCGATGTTTGGGGTTTGCAACCCAGCCGCTGAACTAACCAAGATCCGCAAGGATGGTTGGATTATCGAAAGTAGGCGTGTGCCTATGACTAAGATAATGGTACGCATGAATAAGGTCATGCAGTTCACACCACCCAAGCAACTCCCTCACAAGGAATGCTTGATGATGGAATACTGGATAAGCAAATGAGTTACGCTTGTCCCATATGCCGCGACACTAAGCGGATTACGCACACCTTCAGGACTGAATACTTTGGTCCTGAACATCGAATGACTGAGATTTGCAGATGCGATACCAGCATGACTGATTATGAGCTTGCCCTCATCACTGGGGAAATGGACGCCAATTGTCTCAGCAATACGCCAAAACAAAACGAAGAACTATTGGATCGATTGTTTGATGGCAAATGTCAGACTACCAAATTGGAATATGGTAGACGTTACAACATACCTGTTGAGAAAGGGATCTAAAATGGGTGAAAAAAAATATACTTTTTACGATAGCTTTGAGAAAAGAAGTATCACTGATGTCGAAATCGAAGTCATGAATAAAGCTAGGAAGGAACTCCACAAGCGTGGATACATTCCTATCGAATATGAGCTTGTGTTCTTATCAAGCTGGGGTGGGCCACGCATTCAGAAATTCAGCATCGTTGCTGACTGTGCTGGTGGTCCAGAACGTGGGCTGGATAGATTGTTCCGTATTTGGGTGGACTACAAAATTTCTCCAGTTTCAACAAAGTCTGTGCTAGATTTATTTCACGTAACAGAAAAGATTACGAATAAAGAAACGGGGCAAGTTTATTATAAGGATGAAAATAACACTTATAATGAAAAAGGTATAAGGACTAAAGTTTATGAAGATTGATTGGGAAGATTTAACGATTGCAGCTATTGCAATTACAATGGTCACCGCTTGGATACTTGGCGTAAGCTGGGGGTACTTTTAATGATCGGGCTAAACCCAGAGCAACAACAGACGCTAAAATATTTGCGTCAACAGGTTGATCGATTGTCCGAAGAAAGATTTCGTAGGGACGCGCGTCGAACAGTTAACTCAGAATATCATTACGCCAGATTAGAGCTAACACGTTATACTTCACAACTTAGGCAGAAAGGACACAATATATAATGGTACAAGTAATAGATGTGGACGTATCATTTGACAATTTCAAAGAAACATTTGGACGTACTCCAACAGAAATAGAATTGTCGATGCTGATGAAACTTCAGGAAAAAAAAGACAAAGCTAAGAAAGAAATAGAACGACGTAGAGCTTTGGGTATGGGTTCAGAAAGAAAAGAGCCAATAAGAAAGCCCCTGATAGCAGTTTCCCCGCGTGGCATGATGATAAACAAAATGTTGAAGTATGGCTTAGAGCCGATACAAATAGCTGATGTGCTTAACACTACTTTTGAAAAGGTCATAAACATGATGGCCCGATATAGGCTACCACGAAAAAATGTCAGGTTAGTTAAGCCTACTGACTACAAGTAATCGTGCGGGTGGTACATACGGTGTTTAAAGTGAGAGCAAAAAACAAGACATCAAAAAAATACCACCCGACACAACCCGCCTATCAGAAAAGTTCTAATCCATCAATTCAAAATGCGGTCCGTCAATAAAAGGACGCCTTGATTGAGAACGTCTTAAATCAATGTAAGCATTCATCGCTTCTTCCATTGTACCTTCCCACTTACGAATATCCATTGGATACTTAGCTTGAGGTGTACCCCATGCGGCTCCCCAACAAATAGCAACACCTAATTGTGTGGCTGCTTCCTTTATCGCGTCTGCAACATTATCATAAAGATTAAGCTCCCAAGATAATCTTCCATTTATAAACGCTCCCAGATCTACAGCTTTACCCTCTAAGTGTTTACTTTTTAAAGTTTGGCTGGCTCCAGATGCCACCAATTCTTTTTGCTGTTCCAAAGTTCTCATACCTTGTAAAATTCCAAAATCAATTGATGATAAAGTAATAGCCATTTTACAGACTTCTTGCAGACTTTCATCTACACCTTCTAGCCTATCAAGACTGCGTCTACTTAATTTAAAACTCATTTTTTTGTATCCGTTTTGTTAAGTTTATCGAAACTTCTTGCGCCAGCCATTCCAAGCATTCCTAAAAGTAAAGGCATCATAACTGACATATCAGCTTGCGGAACAATGACACCAAACCCAGCGCATATTGGGCTGACAATGTAATTCACACCTAGCCCTATTCCCCCCAGCCATCCTATGAGTGGCCTCCAAGACGATTGGAACCAGTTGCCCTTGGCGTCATTTTTAAGTATTTCTAACTGAGCAAGTGCAAGCTCCTGAGAATGACGGTCTGCCATTGTAGCGACCTCATGGGCTAGTTTAGCAGCCTGATCCTTATCAGGGATCACCTTATCAATTATGGAACTTACAGGGCCTATCAGCTTGTCTAACAATTATTTGTCTCCCTCTATACTCATGGATGTTTTCTTATCCGACTTTGCAGAGTAAGCATTGAAGCCCATAAACGCAGCAACGACCCCACTAGCCGCAATCACGTATACAGAAGCTATGTCCGTAATCAACGAAGCTGCTTGATCAAAGCCCAGAACACTAGCCAATAATATAATAAATGGATAAATCAGCATCCCTGCTAATGCGAAGCCAGTATAGCGCCTTTCAGCATCCCTTTTTAAATCCCTATCATTTATCTCTAAACGTCTTTCTTCTAGGCGTAGCTTTTCCCATTCCAATGGCTGTATAACACCATCGCCATTACTGTCAGCTTTGTCGAACTCTTTCATTCAGAAAACCCCTTGCTACTCTAAGGTCACTTGTCTGTATAACAACTTTACCATTTTTTGTATACACTACAAACCTATTTTGCTTCACCTCTACTATCGTCATCTAATAATGCTATACATTCAATAATCATGTCGTTGGCTGTGACTAAGACACTAGCCTTGTCACGTTCTATTAAACAAATTTCTTTATCGGGGTAAGTATCCAATAAATAATATTGCAAATGATCCGTTCGCACAAAGTGAAACCAAACTAACGCATAAGCTACCAAGGCCAGTAATCCCAAATATTTACCCACCCCAGATGGTGCAGCCATGCCGTAGCTCCAATAGCAGACGCTGTGAGTAGGAAAAAGATACCAGCTAGGGTAACAGCTAGCTCTTGACGTTCTATGGCTTCACGCTTCGCTATACGCTCTGCCTCACGTTTTTCAACAAGTATTTCTTTTCTGATTTTTAATAGCTCTGTCCATTTTGACGGCCCAAGTTGTTCATCAATATATTTTTTTAAGGACGCTTCAGCTTCTTCATAAGCAAGCTTATCCGCAAAGGTTGAAAGAGCTTCTTGATTTACGCTTGTAAAGGACCGCTGCATTTTACGTGAATGATTTTTCTTTGCAGTATCAGCGCTATCAAAAAAATTGCCTATCTCTTTTGACAAACTTGCAAGTGTTCGCCCTGCTTTTATAGCACCAGTAATTGACGTAACGATTGAAACGGGGTCCATGACTACATCCCATCACGGCGGCTAAACTCTACTGTCTTCTCTAATATTGCCACTCTGGATTGAAGCTTAATGATCTCCATCATATGAGCAGCCATCCCCCCAAGGTCCTCATTTATCATATCGATGTCATCCCAAATGGAATTATCACCATCTTCAATCTCTTCATAAACCTCTGACAATATATCAATAATCTCTTGCAGATGGTCAGTATTACGCTGCACATCTCTAATTAGATTAGTCTTATCGGTAGCGTTATTCTCAACAGTCAGAATGTTTACAGTTTCTTCAAGATTAGATATTGTACTAGCTTGCTGAGCCGTCCACCAGATGAAACCTCCGATTTGGGCTATCACAATCCCCACAACCGCAATGCTTACCTTTGGTAGTTTATCACTCATTAAAACCCGTTAGCTACTAACTTACTAAATTCACCAGACATTAATTTTTTCTTGATGTATTCATTAAGTTCTTTGCTACCTAATTTTGCGCCACATTCTTTCATCCACATTTCTATAACGACAAAAGGAATAGACCCAGCCAGCCGCATATCTGCTTTACGATTGTGACCTTCGATGTTTCTCTCTTTATTAAAATCCAAAATATCCTGAATATCCTGAGATCTTTTAATAATTACTTTACCATCTTCGTCAAAATACTGTGATTGAACACTCATTTCTTTTTTGGCCTCCCACGTTTTTTAGGAGCTACGCCACCTTCCCACGCCTCATTGACTTCAGGTGTGCTGGGATCATCAGCTTTCAAATGACCTTTTGCTGTCCTAGCCCTTTTGGGTTTTAAATCCATATCTTTAAGCTCTGAGGCTTTAATAAACGGATACGCGATAGCCATGCCAGCATCTATCAAAGCTTTGGCTTCAGCGTCATCTAATTCTATTTCATCATCTTTTACACGTGGGCTACCATTAGCCCAAGGATTTCTATCTGAAGTTATTTTAATTTTCATATTACTCTCCCATGAAGGTGATGGGGCATTGCTGCCCCACCAGTTATCTTATGCTGCGTTACAATCAGCCACAATACCGTGTGCCTTTTGAGAAGTAACCTGTAAGCCATATTCGCAAGAAATTAATCTACGATCTGACAGTCCAGCCTTACCTAACGCTTCCTGTTTTGCAGTCTGCAAGTAAGCAACTTCCGCATAGCTTGGATCAAGAACAAGAACGTCTGGAGTATGCACCACGCTTGACACTGTGCGTTTTCGCATGTGTCTTTGAGGCACGATTTCCACGGTCCCAAAATCAGAAATATATACATCTACAGCCGCAGTTAAACGCTTCGCGTCCACATCTTGGAACTTAGTTGCGTTGCCTGTAAAGGTAGATATTTTCTGTTTTTGCTCTGGTCCACACATAACGATTGTTGGTTCAGCACCATTGTTCCAGCATGACTGTATGACCGTCTTCAAAAGTGCTTCCGTTATGGGACGAAGCGTTCCATCAGTAGCCGCTGCGTTAACAAAGCCACTTTCACCAGCACCAGAAGTTGTACCATTAGCACCACCTGAACCCCGTGAAACGTTTGAGGTTAGGTATGCTGGTAAGCCAGCGGTCTGTCTTGCAGTACCAGATGAACCAGCCGCAGACGCTACGTTATCTAGAAGCATAGCTTCCATATCACGCTTTAGCTCAGAAAGTTTGTAAGCAACTTGCTTTGCTACAGTCTGTGCGTTTGCCACACCGTTCACCGCCTGATTGGTTGAACTCACTTCCACAGTTTTCGTGCTGATCTGGCTATACGATCCCTTACGAACTGCATTCGTGGGAGCTGTATTCGCTAATCCCGAATCGCCCTCAATCTGCCTATTTGCACCCGTTGCTGCCAAATCTATTTCAGCCCATTCAAAAAACGTATTGTCTATATTTTTAGAACCGATTGTACTCATCAGCAAAGTTTCAGTTGGAGTTATTGAGGTTAATGCTTCTTGCAAATCCTCCCGAATTGTTGTGACATCATATGTCTCATTTGTGTTAGCTGTTACAGCCATGATTTTAGTCCTTTTGACAAAAGATTAAGATGTAAGCCAGCTTGCAACATCATCGATGCTCCCTGACTTGCTCATTGCCGCCTTCTGTTTATTAGCATTTGAAGCTTTAGCTGCACCTTTGGCACGGGCTGCTGAAGGTTTAACTACGGGTCTAGCCCCCTCAGTCTTTTTATCGACTTTGGTTTTTTTGCTATCCTGTAGTTTTCTCCATTGGACAGCGTCATTTAAGATCATAACCTCTTCCGCTGTTTTAACAGTGCCGATTTGATCATCGGTTAACTTGTAAAACTTTTTTGCGTTTTTGGACATATCTACCATGAAGTCAGCACGTTTCTTTTCGTCCCTATATTCGGGCATCCACTCAGAAAGCCGCATGGCTTGCTGTTCTAGATTTTGAACGTGGAGCCGTTCTTGCTCCGCTTTCTCCCGTTGTGCAACGATTTTAACTTGCTGTTCCCATTGTTGACGTTGTTCAACTGCACGACGATATTCTTCTGCCATCTGAGAATGCCTGAAAGGGTCACTCTGTTTGAGTTCCTCCGCTGGATACTCAGGTATCATAGGAATATTACCTTGCTGCATTTGCTGCATCATTTGCTGTAGCATTTGGCGTTCTTGGGACGTTTCGCTTGTTAGCCTATCAATTTCTTTTTTCTGAGAAGCTACGTCACTCATTCCCTTTTGGATATACTTTTGCCCTGAATAACCGCGTTTCAATTCATCCAAGGTGACTTCACGATCTTCGCCATCAATTTTGACTTGGTAAAGTTCTTGCTGAACAGTTGGCTCTTCTTCCTCAATATCCTCAGTATCAGGTATTTCTTGATCGATGTCTGATACATCATCGACATCAACATCTTCGGCAACCTCTTCTTCAGTTTCGGTTTCCGTGTCCAGAATTGCCTCAACCACTTCATCAGTTACTTCATCTTGATTTTTAGGAGTTTCCATAATTAGGTTATCGACAACCTCCTGTACATTGTCACCTAATGGGTTAGTCGTTTCCACGGTGCTTTCCCTTCCGTTCTATGAGCGTCATTGCATCTACATCAGCTTGCAACGAATACTCTATTGCGTTTAACGCCCTAAGTATGGCGTGAGCATCCTCACGTTGTTCCACCTCTGAGGCACTGCTATTTGCAAAGATACGAAGTTGTGTATCCCGCAAATTCTTTATGGTTTCCTTAAACCATTCGTTCTCTAGTAATGATTTGGAGCGTTTTGCGCTCTGTTCAATATCCACTACCGTTCATTCCCATGTTTTTCATTTGTTCGTTATGCTGCCTTTCAGCATCCTGTTCTGCTTTGATTGACTGAGTATCAACCGCTGTTCCATACTGACCAAGAACTTTAGCAACCTCTACCGCTAGATCTTGTACCATCTTATCACGGGCAAGATCATCATCCATACCCAACTTATGCATTTTGTATTGATTATCAATTGCAGTCTTTTGCATTTGAACTTGTGCCTCTGTTTGGGTTTTCATTGCTTCAGCTTGCATAGCCATAGTCATTGGATCTGGCTGTCCTTGCTGTTGTTGCATCATCATCATTTGCTGTTGTTGCTGTTGTTGGATCATTTGCTGTTCCATTTCTGGCGTCATAGGTAGAAAATGCCTGTCAATATTTCTAACGCCACCTATCGCCAGTATATCAGCCATTGTGTTTCTAAGCTGTGAAAGCGTTACAAGGCCGTTTGTAGGCCCGTAAGTCTGATATATCTGTTGCTGTATACCAAAAGCCATTTGCAGTGATGCTAGACGCTCTGCTTCGCGCCCAGTGCCTATACCGACATTAACTATTAGATCCATTTCTGTATTCCATGCCATTGGATCGACAGGAACAAATGAACCATTCATTCTCATAACTTCTTCATCTTCAGAATTTTTGACGTAAAGATCCAACATCAATTTAAACAATCGACGCATACCACCTTCAGCTAAGTTTCTGGCAATGACTTCAGCTTGTCCAGCTTGCCCTTCCATCGATGCCGCCACACTAGTGGCTGTAGCACTCTTTAAGACTTCTGGATCTAACCCTTGCGCCATTTTACTAACGCCAGTTTTGTTATCAACTAGCTGGTCAAAATATTGTAGGGCTGGCAGTGTCTGAGCCGCTGTGAACGGAACCGCCATTTCGCCAATTGCGTTTAAATTTTTAACTCTGATAACGCGACCTATTTCATTTGAAAGTAAATCATCTACGGCAACCTGACCATCTACTATTTGCATGGCGGGATTGTTAACCAGCGCAGCGTTATCCAATATTCCACGAAGCATCGATGTGGCTGCGTCTTGGTCATTCATAACCAAGTCAACCAATGACGTTCCAAACATTGCATGAGGCTCTGGATCTACTTCAAACAATGCATATGGGGCATGATCAGCTTCATAAAAATTTAAAAGCTTGTAGTTTGCTCCAGCACAGATGAATTGGTAAAGCTGGGGAACACCAGTACCCTCAATATCCAATTCCATAAAAGCTTGCGTGACCGTTATTTTTTTAGAAGAAGTGCTTGAATTTTCATCTTCACTTTCATCAACAGCATATCCACGACGTTCAAATTCAGCCTCATCATCGGTTACAGAATAATCGCCACTATTTATGTCAGCTAAATCATCCATTGTGAAACCCATAGCAAGCAAATCTGCTACACGCATTTCAGAGCTATGACCGACCACATAATAATCATCAATTGATCTGGCATTCCTATCGCAGAACCAATCCTCTGGCGGCACACTTTCGACGCACATTTTACCATCTGGTTTTTGCCGTGAAATCTTAACAGCGTGTTCTGGCATTTCCATTTCAGCACCATCTTCATCCACTTGGATCTTCATAACTGCTTCATGTTCTAAAACTTCAACGTCATCATTACTGACCAGCAATGCATATTCATCATCACTTAAATTTCTGTAAGTATGAATTTCGCTTCTCATTGCGTCCATATAGTAGACGTAAGCAATACCCATTTTCTTAACCAACGCATCTTGAAAAACGTCGTTAATAATTCTGTACCCGTTCATCTGTTGGAATTTATAATTAATAAACTGTGTCGCTTGCTCTGCCTGTTGTACGTCCTCTGGACCTCTGGGAACAAATTCTACTGGCTTATCACTAGCCAAGAATACACGCTGTAACGACGGCTTAATCCCGCGAACCACCTCACGACACTTGGTAGCTACGACACTTGATCGGCCCTCTTCGTGTTCCAGATCTGTTTCTAGATCAAAATACTTTTGAGCTTTTGTCCTTTGAGGTGTAATTTCACCCGATATAAAATCTACCGCTTCCTCAATAGCATGAGAAACTATACCTTCAATTTGCGTTTGGTCTAATGGTTCTAATTCCATTTATTTCTCCTATGGTAGTATCGGTAGTAGCCCAAGACCGTATCTTGGAAAATTAGTTTCTTCTTTACGCCCAGCCGCTTCTGATATTTGTTGCTCAGTAGTTTTTTGATTTGCGCCCTGTAAGTAGAATGCTAATCTTGTAGCTGCAAATTGTCTATCTTCGTTACTTACTTCCAAGCCACGTTGAACACGACTTAGAACTTCCAGAACTTCTGTGGCATCATCTGATCCACGCCTTGTTAAAGCTTCAGCTATTTCGTTAAAGATACTTTGCCGCTGTCGTTCACTGAACTCTTTTGTAAATCCTGTTAGCTCTTGAGTTAATTGCTGTGTAGCCTCTAACGGTTTACCTTCAAGAAAAGTTCGCACTGGACCAGCCGCTGTTAGATCGTCTACCATTTTCTGTGTGGATGCTCTGATTTGAGTTTTAGAATTTGCAGCTACAGAAGCCCTTGTACTTGCAGCGGTTTGAACTTGTTCGATCTGTTTAATTAAAGCGTCAGCCCCGTCACCCATTACGGCTCTTATCTTTCTAATTGCGTTATTAGATCCAGTTGACTTCATAAATTGGGCTAGTTGCCTTGACGCCATGTCGGTGTCACTTGGAAGAATTTTAACATCATCTAGTGACTTTCTGATCATGGACTGTAAACCCATTCGTAAAGCCCCAAGCTGTGCAACTGAGGGATCATCACCTATTGCTTCTAAAACATCTTCTAATTCTACTTTATCTTTTAATAAGTCACGGCCCATTTTAAATGCAGCTTCTTCTTGCAGTACGTCACCGCCAAATTGGGTAGCATTTTGATAAACACGGTTTCCATTTACATCTGTGATAGCGTCATTCATTGCGTTTCGAAGCCGCCTATAAAGATTAGAATATAATCGGGTATCGTCTGTTATTTTACCAAATTCACCCTTACTATCCTCTGCTAATCCACCCAACGCTTTCTTAATGTAATCTAATTGCATAACATTTGGCGGGTTGCTGAAAGTTATTTCACCGTCATCACCTATGGTAGCTTTGACTTGCATATTCTTTAATTTATCAGCCCTCATTCTGATGTTCGCTCTTCTGACGGCTGCTTCCATAATAGATGGATCTATCGTATCCAAGACTTCTTCTAAGGCTATACCAGCCTGACTACCGTAATTTACGGGGGTTTCATAAGCTATATTGTAAGCATCTGTTCTTTGAGTACCCTGACGATCTCTTATAATTTTCAATGCAGATTTAGGACCAAGAGTTGGCGACCCAAGATTTTCAACCAAAGTGTTATCTAAATTACCTATGACTTTATCAGCACGTTTAGAAATATTTGTTGCAACCGTTTCCGCTGCCTCTGGACCAGCCGCAGCCGCTGCATCGGTAAGTGCTTGAGCCGCCACACCAGCATCCGCAATCCTTCCCTCATCACCAGCCTTTGAAATATTCTGGAGCATTTTTCCCAAGTCTCCACCTTGAGTAATAGAGCTTTTGATTACCATTGCCGCTGATCGGCTAATCCCTAGCGTTGACGCTATTTGAGCAATATCAGATTTCTTAATTACTTCGGCAACACGATTAAATCCATCACCAATAAATGGCGTACCAGTACCAATAATACCACCAGTAGCAAGGCCAAGACCACCACCAATCATACCTTCTCTAAATCGATTTCCATCTTCCGCTTCCCCAGCCGCTTGTATACCCGATGTTATGCCAGCCGCTGTACCAGACGCTACACCAGACCTAACGGCTTGCGCTAGTTTACTTCCCCCCTGTACACCAGCACCAAAAAGTCGAAGAAGCTGTGGAAACGCTCCAACAATTGAAGCTGCTTCAACCGTAGTTACACCCGCCTGTATTAGAAATGTTTCCAGTGGTTTTTCTGCGTTCATTGCTCTGACGTATGCGTCGTTAGCTTTTTTGTAATCACCGCCAAATAGATAATCAATGGCTTCGTCTGCAAAAGATCCAAGTCCACCGAACGCCACTTGGCGTCCAACGGCTGCACGGGCCGCGACGGGATTATTTTCTATAAGAGCTTTATTAACTTCGCTGGCATCCAGTTCTGATGAACTAACTTGGTCATTAATAAATTTTTCTATATCAGCGGGATCGCTTGAAGAAAAAGATTGACCAGTTAAAAATCTTTGCCCTTGTGTACTTTCTAAAACAACATCACCTACATAACCACCTTTTTTTCCTTCACCTGTTTTTCTCCACAATCGTTTTCCATCTGGACCTTTAGCGACGTAAGTTGTTCTCTCAGGTTTTAAGTTATCCATTATTTTGTTTGCTTCTTCCTGAGAAGCCGCCTGTATCATTATCACACGATCACTATCAGGAGCGTTAAAGAAAAACTGTTCTCTAGTTTCTTTTATTCTAAATTTTTCTTCAGCCATAATTTTTCCTTATTTAAACGTACTAGGATCAACAATATTATTTCCACCAGCGGTTTTGTTTTTATTACCGCCACTTTTTAATAATTCGCGTTCTTTCTTATACTCTTCTGTTCCAAATAACGGGTTAATCGATTTTGCTAATTCGTTAGCTTTCTGTTTTGCTAACTCACTTGCGTTTGGACCTGATGAAGCCAAAATCATGTCAATGGCAATCTGTCGTGCCGCCCTTTTTTGAGCTATAACTTCTGGTCCATCAAAAGGCTGGGGAAAGTATTGTTTGTTTGCACCCTCAAATTCACTAGCTGCAATGGCAGCACCAGATTCCCGACGTAACACTGAGTTAATAAATTGCTCTCTAGCTTGATTGTATTGTTGAAACTCTGTGCTTACCATTGCATTCCCAAAAACTGGTATTTTTGAAAAAAACGTTTGACCTAAATCAGCACCAATATCTTCTACCTGATTAATTGTCATATTGGCTAGTTCCATCCGCGCACCAAAATCCATGCCCTTGGCTTGAGCTTCACTTTGCTTACCAAGAGCTATTTTAGTTCCATCAGGTAATTCAATAGTACCTTGCGATTGGCCCCCAGTTTTGCCTTGATAAATTACCTTGCCTGTTTTTCTATCTACCAATGCATCACCAACAACAACGTAGTCACCCGCTTGGGCCTTTTGATAAGCTGTATACACTTGGCCTATTGGCACACCCATTTCAAGCATTTCAGCATATAATGCTCCGTTAGGTTGACCTCTAAAAAATTCCGCTGTGAGATTGGTTTTATCTTGTGCCGCCTGACGTAGACCTTGCTCACGAATTGCTTCCCCCTGACCGTAGCCACGAAGGATCAAACTATCCATACCAGCCCCTAATGATTGAAATGGTGTCAGTCCAGTAGCTTGATTACGCTGATTGAAGAACTTATTCATGCCCGTCATTTCAGATCTATTTTCTTCTTCAGGGCGTCTGCCCATCAACATATCCATTAATGAAGCCATTCTGTTTTCTCCTGACGTTTCTTCTGAAGTTGTCCCTCTTACTATTGGACCTAAATTTTTATTTGCGTTTAATGGTGGTGCTGTATTCGGATAGTTCTTATTGAAGTTTACCAGATCTTCCAGCCTAGATCCACGCCATTGTGCAATACCGTATGCCCCCTGACCGCCACCCTTTGAATTGAAAGCATCTGGCAACAATGTTTTATAGCTTTCAGCCATCAGGTTACCAATGATGCCAGCCTTTTGTGCATTGTTAAATCCTTTACTCCCTAGAAATTTAGAAGCTTCTAATGCATTTTCGGACAAGTCAGGATTGTCTTTATTCAGTTCTGCAAAGACTTCATCAGCAAATCTTGTGCGACGCTCTATGTTTGAGCCATCTGACCTTTCATATAAGTTTTCAAAGGCTACTGCATATTCTGTTGGGGTGGAAAAATTACCGCTTTTGAAAGCGTCTAAAGTTTTCTTTTCTTTACCTAAAAGCTCATCATAAAGAAACGCTAATTGCGTTCCAAAAGGTATATTAAATGTTTGAGCCATTCAGTCATTTATCCCCTTGGCATACTGCTAAGTGTTTGAAAATAATTGAATAATCCGGGTTGGAAGGACGAAGTTGAACCCGATAAAGTAGGTTGCGCTGAGATTGTTCCGATTAGATTATTTAGGTTTTGGGCTGGCTGACCAACGAACCCGCTAAACATTCCTTTGCCTGAATTAATCAGATCTTGCATCATCTGTTGTTGCAATGCTCCTTGCTGCATTTGCTGGTTCTGTATTGCTTGTCCATAACCAAAAGATTGTTGCCCAGCATTTTGCAAACCTTGTGCTGACCTGAATGCATCGTTCATCGATTGATTGTATCCTTGCTGATTTAAGGCTCCTACCTGATCTAATGCTTGCTGGTTAAAACCCTTCAGTGCTTCAGCTTCTGCTATGCCTTGCCGTGAACCACCAAAAGCCCCAGCCCCTTGTGCTTGCGCTCCGATTTGATTTAACCCCATCTGAGCCGCTGAACCAACGTCACGCAATGTCTTATCAACAACATTTTGTTGGTAAGGGTTCATCATGTTCATTGCAGTTGCACTTGGGTTTGCGTATGTTTGTAAGGCTTGCGATTGAGCCGCTGAAGCCTGTTGAAACGGATTGACCGTCATTGCTGGATTAGCTGAACCCGCCATTTACTTACCCCCTCTACCGCGTGATTGCATTTCTAATGGCACTGGTAATTGACCAGTTGCCGAACGTGACCCTACCGTTCCAGTTGTGGGATCAATTCCAAAACTTGAATAAAAGTCTCTAACTGGAGCTTCTAAATTAGCTACTGCCTGATCGTATACGGGAGCCGCTGAATATCCGATTGCTCCACCCGCCTGAACAGGATCTGGCAAGTAATTAGCACCGCCTGTAGTGGGCATTCCGAATGCAGATGACATTTGGTCCGTCCCTTGAAAAGCTGCATTCTGGAGAGGACTGAAAGCCGCTACGTCAGGACCGCGATAAACAGCAAATGGAGCATCTGCCAAATCTGTACCCATACCAACACCTTGCTGGATAGCCGTTTCGAAAAATTTGGGCATAGTTGTGTCTTTACTTTCCCTACCGCCTTTAGCCATCATCAAACTCCTTCATAAAACATACCTGTTGTAGCTTCCAATTTAGCGGGGCAAGTGGTTTTTTCCAACCCATGCGTCCAGCCATCGTTGCAGCGGTACATCCGTTAGCTTCTGCCCAAGCTTTAACATCATCATTCATTTCTAATATTTGATCTAACTCACCACCAGCTAAAAAAATATTTAAAACTTTCTTTCTTGGATATACCACAATTTCAGTAACAATACACCCCCTTGGACTAGGCCACAACTGCATGGTCCCAAGTGCTATGTTTTTTACAATATCATCGAAGTGATGTGTCCCACCCGTGTAGACTAATGCTGCTTCTATCCACGGTCTGCATCTTTCCAAATCATCTGATAAAATAAAATCTTTTGCCATTTAATATGTAGACAATGCTACCCTCTTCCAAATTGCTGTTGATCCATCATGTGCAGCGGTACAAATATAAATATAATTAGTATCCCAAGCTATCATGCCAGCGCCATCGCCAGCCGCACCGACACTTGAACTAGGTGTGGTTTGCTTCATAGCAACTTGCTTAAATGCGTTCTGCGCTGAAACGACAGGATAGTTGTTTTGCTCATCCCATAGAAAAATTCCATTATCGGCTGGCACATCATCAGACTGTTTAAAAAACAATTTACCTAAATTTCTGCTAAGAAAAAGATTAAGTTCTCTACCCCATTGCCGAATATCGGTACCTATAACTGGTGGTGTAACTGGCATTATCTACGCCCTCCAGCTTTTGTTTCTAATCGCATAGTTCCTACACGCCAATTTGTTGCCTGATCACCTTCAACTCTCATTCGCATTTGTCTGCCAGTAAATCGCAATGAAGTTGGGTTGCTTGGATTAAATGGGCCATGCGTTGTTTCTGTAGCGTTAGGATAAAATCTTGTTTTAAATTTTAAATCAACATCACCTTGCGTTTTTTCGTCTGGTATAACCTCAGTAACTTTTGCAACTTGATCACCATTGCCAATTGATATTGGACCAGTTTCACAAAATACAGAACCGCTGTCGTAGTTTAAACCTTGCTCATGGTTATAAATTACCACTGGTTCGATTACATTTGCAGTTCCACCCATGCCTGAGTGGTTAACGCAATAATAATAAAGCGTTGACGGTGTGCTGTCTGAGACAACTATCTGAACATAACTCCCAGCACTGCCAGCCGTTCCTACTGATGTGACGCCCGAAGAATAAGCTGATCCACCGCCATGCGTTCCATCTGATGTTGTAGAAAACTGTATTGGATGATTTGTATTACTAGCTGCACTTTGGTCAAATATATAAGTGTTGCCTTTTTTAAGGTTAATTGTCGGCGCAGATCCAGAATAACCAGACAAGAAATATTTATTTCCGCTATCATTAGCCACAGTAACATCATAAGTAATAGTTTCGGCGCGTTCACCACCCATTAATGGCGTTCTAAAAACACCTCTAGGAACACCGCCTGTTCTTGATAAGTCACCAATCAGCCAGTGATTTTCTAATAAATCTAACGCAACATACCTGTCTATTTCTAAACTTCCAGCAGAAGGGTAAAACCACCAAACTTCACTAAACTCTGCATTGCTAAATCCCCAGATTTTTGATTGCTGGTTTACGTTAATATCGTCAAAAACATAGTCATGCACTTCACAAGACAATTCTTTTATAGAGTTACCATCGAAAGTAAAAAAGCCCTTCTGCCCCATCCAAAATGCACCCATGTCAGTATCTACAGCCGACATACGCGAAACAGCACCGCAAGAAGTTCCTACACGATCAAAACCATAAACATACGGAGGCCCAATATATTTTGCAGCGAAAGCATCGCTATCTGTTATAATTAATGTTTGCCCTCTGGTTTTTAATCCCTGCATAATTTGACCAGTGGTCTGCAAATCAATATCACCAGCTTCATTCGTTGCCGCTGGCGTCCAAACGGTATTATTTTCTTTATCTGAGAAGGCCACTCTACGGGGATTTCCACCAGCCCCTAAAAGAAAAACAAACCGTTCCTCTGTCACAACCAATCCAAGATTGTTAATTGGTGCGTTAGCTACTGGCGCTGCTACAGCCGATGATCCTAACTGCCACTCCACTAAAGTTCCAGTGTCAAAATGAACCCCAAGCAAATACTGACCAAAGTTGTCTAATGACCACGATGTTGCCTCAGAATAAGTACCTGTCGCTGGTCTTTGTGTTCCATAATAACCAGTTCCGTAAAACCCACCGCCAAAACCCAAATTTAACGCAGCATCTTCACGACCAGCCGACATTGTTGACGGTGTGATGGTGTAAACTGTTCCAGCCCCTGTCATTGCTTTTAATTCGTTATACGAACCAGCCGCAAAATAAGCAGTGCCACCGTTATCTTCCCAAGCGTGAGCGCCTCTAATCGGATTAGCGCAAAACCCACTTTTCATAGATTGCCAACCACCAATCGGACGCAACGAACCATCACGCCACCTAACCAAAGAACCATCGCGCCATCGGTTTGATGCATCTAAGTCTGTACCGTTACGATAAAACCCAGCTTTTAAATCCAGTGGTATTAGAGGCATTACGTTGTCGCTCCATAAATAGTTCCGCTATTACTTAATGTGTAAGTGTTTCCAGTATCTTCAATGGCCTTACCACCAGCACCGCCATTATTATCTGTGCCGTTACCACCAGCCGCACCCCAGCCACCACCGCCGCCGCCTAATTCGTTGTTCGTAGAGTGTGCGCCAGCATTACCATTTGCACCGCCACCAACAGAACCACCTGTCGCGCCTGATCCAAGAATACGTCCACCTCCACCGCCTGATCTAAGACCATTAGCATCACCAGAATAGCCGCCGCCACCACCGCCAGCACCACCCCCAGTTCCACCTGAATAGCCAAACGCAGTAGAACTTGCACCATCTTCACCAACTGCATTTAAAACACCACCTGACGCCCTATTTGATGGGGGTGCTGGGTTGCTCAATTCTGGATTACCACCACCAGCACCACCGCCACCAAATCCATTAATTGCTGTTCCATTTGTACCAGAACCACCGCCACCACCGCCGCCTCCAGCTATAAATGCGCCAGATGCATTTGTAATAACAACACCACTAACCCCAGAGTTAATTTTTATAGCAGGGCCACCGTCTTGGGCATTGCCAGCGGAACCAAATGAACCATAGCCACCTTTTCCAATAATTTTACCTTCGTTTTGAATTTCACAACTTATATCAATTATTAATGCTGGCACTGCAACATCATCTGACCAGACCCAAAAACCTGACGGTATTCTCAATATGTTACCAGCAGTTACAAAACTAGAAGCGGTTATTTGTTTTCTATTAGATTGCCCATTTATTATTGCCGAAGATGTTAACGTAGTTGTTGTTTGGGCAACCGTTCCATAAAAATCACTTATACTTATAGTTCCAGAAGTTGGAACAGTAGTGTTTTGTGGAGTAACTAAACCGCCATTTCTATAATATTCACTTAAACCATGCGGCGCAGAACCACCAAATTCGCCCACTATGTTATTTATGGTTAGAATTCC